CGAGATACATGAGGTCTCCTCCCAAATACAAGGGTAAGCAAACATGTGATAATCTTTCATCTTATTTAAAATAAAATCGTTAGACTGATAACCAATATAGTTAACATTAGGTAACTTTCTTGCTTGATCAAATAGTCTTTCCCAGTCTGCATTATTACTTTTAGCAAATTCCTCACCATATATCTCACAACTGCTATACACATCTAATATTATATTCTCATCTTGCAAGTGTTGCATGGCTAATAACAGTACGTTTAGACCACGCCAGGGGGTTGGTTGAAAGACTAATCTTAGCGTATCCCCTTGCTTGTACGGTTTTCTTTCTGGGAAATGGGTAACCCCATTTTTTATGACATGACACTTTTCTGTTGGCACATCATACATCATACGAAACTTTTCATAGTTCCAATGTGAGTTAAAGACATACCAATCATATAAACGATGATTAGTTTTATCTGCAAAAAAAGGTTTGATATTAGGTTGGTCGTAGCTATTCTTTTGCCACAAGATGTTAATCTTGTTTTCATCAATAGGTACTTTGCCCGGTATAGAAGTGCAGATTTGAAAGTGACTGAGCAAATACTGATCTACTCGTGCGGTTAAAAAATCGTGTTGTAGTTCTGTGCCACCCTTAGGCTCACTCATTCGTCTCCCCAAAGAGATCAAGTTTAGGAACAATAATGGTTACATCACGTTGGATATCTTCTTCTTTGGTGTCAGTGCCTGCATCCGCTACATCCGCTTGAGCTTCTTCCTCAGTAGCATACTCTAAGCCAGACTTTTTATTAGATATCTTAGTTTGTGATTCGCAATCAATAGTAATCGTCATGGCTGTATTTTAACCATTTTCTTGCGATCTGTCTAATTGAGCATAAGAGATGACACCTGATATCTTAGCACCTGTTTCTGCGGTCATTTTAAGAATATCACCTTCTTCTAATACAAGCGTGTTCGTTATAATGTCAGCGGTGCTGACGGCAGCAATATCTTGGTTACCAAACGTGTGGGTGGCTGATGCAGAGGTATCGGTCAGCTTTGTCGTTAAAGTGACTGCACTACTGTGTATATTAACAGCTTGTATTTGTTTGATTAATAATCTTGCATCACTAGGAGCAGTTAATACAGAAGTCTCCGCCGTATTGGCTAAAGTAAAACCTTGATTTTTGTATTGTATCGTCATGAAATAAACCAGTTAAAAGTGTCTTGTTCGTTTTTAAAATCTGTCTGAAACGAAAAATTAAGTTGATTCTTTAACGTATTCAACGCATCTAATATTTGTCTTTGATTAGATTGGTCGTAGTCAGCCTTAGGTTCTGGAATAGTAACAATTATTTTAGCCATTATCTTCTCCCGTCTGGTTGCACGTCTGCTCTGAACGAACCAAATCGCCAGTTCTGATCTGTAGAAGTGTTTTCTATTTTCAATGAAGCAAATCGACCTCTTGCTCTGGTGTCTATCTTTTTAGTTGAGGAGCTTACCGTAAACGGCCCTAGTGATGAACTAGCTTCTGTCTCAGCAGGAAAGTCTTTAAGCTGTATAGTAACTGTCGCATTACCACTAAGTATTTTAAAGTCTGGTAGAAAACGTCTTATCTTAATAAAGTTCTCTCCTTGAGCACCTTCAGAGTCCAAAGTGAAATCACCTGATTCAATAAAAGCATCAATACTAGCGGTAGCGTTGCCGTTTTGATCTGCTTGATTTACCCCTTTTTCATGTTCATACAAAGTAGTAGCTCCTAATACTGAAGTGACCCCTTGTATAGTTGGAAAAGTAGGAGTGCCAGCAGTAGCAAATTCTGATGCTATTGGACTGTCAAATAAATATTGGTCAATATAAGTGGTTCGAGCTAAGGAACTGGTAGTCCATGCCCCTTCTCGATAATTTAAAGTTACACATCGGTCAATGCTAGTAGACCCTGCTTTAACATAAAACCAATTTATCTCAGTAAATAAAGAATTGTAATTAGCATAAACTAATTCACCAGAGTCATAATTTAAACCTAAGTCATCGCTATCTACATTAGTAAATACAAAGTCTTCTACTGAACAAGGTAGTCGTTTGACCGTACCATCAAACACAAAGAAACCGCCAGACTCACCCATCCAATAGACCGCACCATCTACATATACCGCTGCGTGTTGTCCAATCAAACCACAGTTAGATCCGACTTGTTGTATGTTAAAAGTAAAAGGTGGACCGACAAACTGCATCGTGTAAGCAGAAGTATCTGTCAATATAAAAATATAATCTTTTGCTCGTAAAGCTCCAACAATTTTGTTACCAGAGTCTAATCTAAAGGTGCCCGCTGTATTAGTTGACACTGGGGTATAATCAGTTCTATCTTCTTGATCACTGAAACGAATAAACATTTTATCTTGTGTTGACGAATCACCTACCGTTGTTTCTGTGCCTAAATGTATTAGATGTCTATCTCGACCTGATACTAATGACATAACACTTTTGGTTGGATTCGTGGTAGATACAGTAGCTCGTGTGCTTGTGCCACTGGTTGGATTCCATTCAAAAGTCTTACCGTCTTTAAGGGTTGCTACTAGAATTGTGCCAAAATTATCTAGAGCCCAGTTAGCAGGTTCAAGTGTTACATCGGTAGTTGCTGCTGCATTACCCCATGCAACAAAGTTAGTAGCATCTGTTACCACTGCTGCATCATCATGTGCTGCTCTGGTTGAACCTAAGGCTGCTCTCGTAATACCTGTTAAATCTTGACTTGATATGCCTGTGTAAGTAATTAATTCTGAACCTACTAAAATGTGTCCAGCTGTACTAAATCCAGAAACAGAAGTAAGCGTTACCGCTGTACCAGAACCACCTGTGCCTGCGGTGTTGTCACCTAAAGCACCATCTAAATCGTTTTTAGTTAAAGCAAGTGTTTCACCACCCCATTGAGCTACCCCATAACCATAAGCGGGTGTTGCTATTGCTGGTCCAGGTTTAATATATGGGTTTACATTACAACCTGTTGCACCTGTCACACCAGCACCAGATTCTACCTTACCCATAGTTACGGTAAATGTATCGGTTGCTCTGGTAACAATTTGAAACGTATTGGTCGTAAAGTCAGCCGCAACAAAACCAGTGCCACTACCAGGAATAGTCATATTGCTAAAAGTAAATAGATCACCTGCAGCTAAACCATGTCCTGCTTTGTTTACTGTAAGTGTTGCTGAACCATTAGTAGTCGTATAGGTACAAGATGTAATTGCTGTATTTAATGGCGTAATATCAAAGTAAGCACCACCATAATAAAGAATAATACATTTGTTTGTAGCAATGGCTAAGTACTTGTTACCATCTAGATCAGCCCAATTGTGTAAATCTCTTGCCACCCCTGGTAATGTATTAGAGGTAAGCTGTTGCCAACCACCTATTTTTTCTGGTTCACCATATCTAAAACGTACAAAGTCACCATCGGTCCATGTGTATTCAGCAGATGATTGTGTCATCTGTTTATTAAACCCTGGTTTAAATGGTACTTTAACTAATGGCATTATCGGTATCCTCTTACTAATCTACTGGCGGGTACAATTTTATCTTTGATCAAACCCGATGTTTCTTCATTAACTCGTCTACCCATAAACATAATTGTGTATACAGGTTGCTCTGCTTTAATGGTATGAAATTTATTATGACTTAATTGATTAAACCATTTCTTGTCATCTATTCGTATTGAACTTTTAGCTGGGTCAAATACAGTTTCTTGGTATTTACCCCACAATAAAAAAGATATAAAAGAACCCTCATGGTTATGAGCGATTTGTTTGATTGGATATATTTTAGATATTAATACAGTAAAGAAAGGTGTCCATACACCCCATCTTTTTAACATCGGGTTACCTGTTCTGGTTATTACATGAGTAGAACCAATACCAGATCCCTTATAAATCTTTAGCAAGAACTTTATCATATCCGCCACTTCCGTCTGATTTAGGTACCATTACATATTCTTTTATATTTTCTTTATTAACTTCTTGAGCCACACGATTACCATTGTTATCAAATTTAGGCACGACAATTTCAGTATCCGCTAAGTTAGACAATTCATCAGCAAAGTCAGCACTGTATTCAGTGTATAAATTATCCCCTACCCCATACACCATAACTCTATCTATATGAGCAAACAGTTCAACTGATTGTAATTCACCTGCTGTATTAAACTGAAACTTGTAAGAATCATCAGCATGTAGTTTTTTACTTTCTGATATAGGCATTACAATATCTGATTTTAAAGATCTAGCCCATGTAAATATATTAGCATTTGTGCCTTGTGCATAAATAGCTTGAGTCTTTTGTAAGTTAAAGTCAGCATCACACATATCAGAGATTCGATATACCGACACCCCAGAACCCAAAGATACTACTGGTATTGCTTGATCTGGTTTATAGAATATTTCTATAGTCTTAGTTTTAGTATCAAGATTATAAATGTACCTTAAAAAATCAGCATCTAATAATAAATTGTTTTGAAACTTACTGCTGTCTTTGTGGTCTTGTTCTACCGAGCATTGATGAAATGTAATCACATTAGCGTTCATATCGACACCCCATATATTTACAGGATAAGGAAAAGTTTCAGAAGTAAACACATCGGTGACTTCTTTTTTAACCGCTACAGTTTCTGAATCTTCACTACCAGCCCAATAGACTCTATTGGTAACTGCTTTATTGTTGATGAATGTTCTAAATAAAATCATTATGAGGTTGCTCCATTTCTTGTACCTGTAGCTGTAAATGTTACAGTATTTCCGTTTAAGTTTACAGCCTTACCCGCTGCTCCACCTGCTCCACCAGTCGAGGTTCCCGCTGCTCCCACTGTTCCACCGCTACCGCCAGAACTAGCGGACCCTGTAAGTGTGCCAGTACTAAAATTCCCACCAGCTCCACCTGCTCCCGCTGCACTTATTGAACCCGCTGCTCCTGCACTACCAGCTACATTAGAATTCGTTGCTCCTGTTGCAGAACCTCCCGCTCCACCAGCACCACCGCCTTGGCCTCCACCACCGCCGCCACCGCCGCCGCATCCTTCAATGGTACCACTTTTAAATGCTGCACTTCCAAATGCACTAGCACCACCACCGCCGCCACCGCCACCACCAGAAAGAGTTCCGCCAGTGTTATCAATGGTAGTGTCAAATTGAATATTAACAGCGTGTCCACCAGAACCACCCGCTGTTGCTGCTGAGGATACAGAATTCCTATTCCTTGACGCTCCAGTGCCACCGTTGCCACCATCACCAACAACGGTTGAGTTATTGTCAATGGTAATAGTGTCACCACTAGTCCATCCTGTGCCTGTATCTAGGGCTGCCGTGCCAGTTGAAGTTGAAGAGATAGTAGCATTGTTTACTAAAGTTACATCGCTTACGCCTGCAACATAGGTGCCACCTCTGTTGTTGTAAATATTATAATTTGTAGTATTAGATGAAATAGTTAAAGTAATTGGAACACGATTAGCAGTACCATAAAAACTTGACATGGTAATTGCACCTGATGAAGCAATGCCTGCGGTACTTGAAGATGTAGGTACTAAACTACCACCACGATAATATTCAGATAAAGAATGTGGGGTGCTACCACCAAATTCTGCCGCTATTTCGGATATTGCTAGACTAGAACCGCTACTCTTTATGGTCATGTTTGAGTTCCTCTATTTCAGCTTTTAATTCTTTAACTGCTTCAATAAGAACACCAACAAGGTTGCCGTAAGCAACTGACATATACTCGCCTTCATCATGTACTACTTCTGGCATTACTTTTTGCATTTCTTGAGCAATTACACCAGTCCCTCTTCTACCGTCTCTATCAAAGGTAACGCCACGCATATTAGTAACTTTATCTAAAGCACTATCAATAGTTTCAATCCCGGACTTTAATCTTTCATCAGAAAATGCAGTTACATCATTGTTAAAGGTTGCAGCACCTGCTGCTGACATATCTAATGTTAGTGCAGTAATAGTAGAACCACCGTCATTACCTTTAAAAATAATGTCTTTATCACTTACTGATGATTGCATTATAAAATTACTTGAACTAGCATTAATTAAACCGGCTTCTGTACCACCATCTTTAACTCTAACTTGTCCTCCATCAGCATCTAAGATAATGTCACCAGTAGAATCTAAAATCATATTCGAGCCACTATGTAACGATTGATCTCTATTTTTAAATTGCCAGCCTACGGTAGCATCTCCAGAATAAACTAAAGTAAAAGCTGCTCTTTCATTTGCTACTACAAGGTTAGAAGCAGCACCATTTATATTGGAACTATTGCGACCTACCGTTAAATTGTTAGAGTCAAAAGTATTTTCTGAATCTAAGAAAGTTACTTCATCACCTGCCGCAGGTGATGCGGGTAGAGTAATGGTTCTAGCTCCACCAGAAGTATCGACTAATATTTGAGCTCCCGCTTGTACTGTTTCAGCTGCTGCTATAACACGCCAATATCTAGTTTCTTGATCTTTAACAATGTCGGTGCCGTTTGAATGACAAACATAATGATTGCCTTCACATAATAAAAAACCTGTTTGACTGGTTACTTTAAAAGTAAGGGTGTAACCTGCATGATCGGTACCATCGATAATGTTAAAAAACTTTTCAATACTTGCAGGCATATTAACGGTTCGATTCGCTGCTAGGGTACCTGTAAATTTAATGCTCATGTTTCTTGCATTAGATACTGCTGCATTAGACATTACTAGAGTAACATCGCCAGAGGCAACGTTAACTTCTTCGTATCCTGCTACCGCTTGTTGAATAACATTAAAGTTGTTATTGGTTTTATCACCCCATGTTCCAGGGTTTTCTCCAGTTACTTGCAGTTCGATTTTTAAATCACTTGAGTACGATGATGCCATAATTACCTACTTTGTATGTTTATATTCATTATAAGGTCGTTATGCAACCTTTTCAACCTCATCAACAGGAACCCATGTTTGTGAAGTACCTGTGCCGACTAACGTCCATGTCTGACCTGTGCCTGTGCTGACGGTTGCCCAACCAATACCGTTGGCTATACCAATACTACTGGTCAATCCAGCTGCAGTCGTAACTACATTAGCATCAGCTACAGTAACAACGCTGTTGATAGAAAAAGCCATCGCAGATCCAGTAAGACTGACGTTTGCATGACCTACAGTAACAACGTCTGTTTGAT